AAGTGTCCCAAAATATGGGTCTCCAAATAAAGCACCTCTATCTGATAACAACATTAGTTTTAGATTTTGCTCAGTTGCTTTTTTGTCTTCAACTAATGCTGTAGTTACCCCTAATATCATATCTGGAAATCGTATACTATACATTAACTATTTTTCCTCTAATTTTTTTAATCTATCATATATATCATTTAATGCTAACTGAACATTCTCTCCAAGTCCTTGAAGATACCTCAACTGTTCATAATTAACATCTCCAATAGTTGTCTGTTTACTTAATTTAGCACTACCAGAAACTTCTAAGTTTTGCAGTTCTAAATCACTCTGACTTAGGTTTCCACTATCCTTAAATAAACAACCGATTATTATAGGTTTTCCCCTATCATTGTCTTCAAATCCAATAATGACAATATCTCCAATTTGTGGAACAAATCTAAGTCTAGGTGGAATACACATGAAAGCAGTACTTAAATTATGTGAATGTGTTGACTCCGAATATTCACTTATTGAGTCTAATATTGGTATTCTTACTACAACTTCATATTGGCTTATTATATCTTCTATTATTCCTTTAGTTATCATTTTCTAGCACCCTACCTGTTCTTAATAGATTCAGTGTTGTTCTATAACCACTAGCACTTATTTCATCAGTTTGTTTTGTTATTACATAATATCCAGAAGAATAATGTTCTCTTCCGAAAAATCTTGTATCAATATATACATAAGACATTAAGATTGCTGGTTTGATAAGTCCTTTTATTTTTAGTGTAGCATTTATAGGGAAATTAACCATATTTGTCCACCAAGTTTTATCTTCACTTGTTGTTCTTAATAAAGTATTTGAGTTTGAAAATGCTGGTGAATATTCTGAAATTAAATTTCCTTGATTGTCTATTCTCTGTATATATTCTGGTTGCTTGACATCATTTGTATATTCATAAAATATACTATAAGCTTCACTATCATTGATACTAAAGTCAAGCACAACACTTTTATCTGGATATCCAATATCTATTGTATAAACATCTAAAGTATCTTTTTGAATATTATCAGCAATTCTGACTACCTTAAAGTAAGGTCCCTCATATATTCCACTTATATCATCTACAACATTTATTTTATATACTGCAGAATTTAATACTTGATTTACTGATTGGTTATCAGGTATCATACAGTCTACTAAATATTGAATATATTTTAAAGGTGTTATATTTGATTGGGCCTCAATAGGAACAGCAGCATCATCACTAGCAATTAAGTTATTTTGTAATACTAGTCCTTTATCTTTCATTCCATAGAATATTTCTAGCAAACCATATGTATTACTATACAATAATTCTTTTATTATATCACTTGGTTTACCAAACCTTTTTGGAAAGTTGAAGTTTGCTGATGCACCTAGAATTGAAGAACTTACACAATTTATTGTATAATTGATTCTTGAACTTTTAACATCTATATTACTTTTAATGTCAATTATCATTGCCTTTTCTTTTTTATATATGTATGTAGGCATTGATAAGTCACCATAACTTAAATAAATAGTTCTATCATTTCTTGCTTTACTAAATATTTTTTCTAATAAATTTGGGTCATCTCCAGCAGTTATTGCATAGACTAGTTGAAGAGTATAATTATTGACTGTGCCATTTATTTTATTTATTGTTAAAGATTTCATAAAATTTGGATATGTTACATTTAAAACATTCCCTCTGGCACTCTTGCTATAGACACCAAAAGTAACACCCCCAATTTCTGCTATCACAAAAGGTGTTTCTACTCTACTCATATTTGATAGCAAATCTAAATTCATTACAACCTCTTAATTTTATAACTCTTCATCCAACCTAAACTCTAATGTATCTTCAAATGCTTCTTGGTCAAAATCCTGCCAGCCATAATAAGGCTCGTCAAAGTCAAAATCTTCTAATAGTGCTTCTTTTAAATTGTCTTGACTAAATCCATAACTAATATCTGTATCTAAAATTTTTCTTGCCCATTCATCTGACAAAAAAGCATTTTTTGGTATATCTATTATTATAGGATCTTCCCAATTATTGACTAATTGTGCACCATCTAACAATAACCCATTTATTGCCTTTTCAAAATCATTCTCGGCAGCACTAACACTTCCAGATTCTTCTCCTTGAGCCAATGCTGCTGATAAAGCACTAGCAATTGCGTCAACATTATCTATTCCTAGTTCTTTTTCAATTTCTTCATCTTGATCTACAACTTTCTCTAGTTGCTCTTTTGTGATGCCGAATTTGTCTCTTATTCGTTTTTCTGTTGCTGCTGATAAATCTCTTACTGCATATCCAGCATCTGTATATGAATATTCTGACCAGTCATAGTTGAAACAATCAAAAGCCTCTCCAACCATAAAACTATGTAGTGACTTATCATCAAAATCACAGTGTTTGGCTAAATCATCTGAGTCAATACTTAATCTAATCATATTTGTACTAGGGTCTACCATGCCACTTAACTCAGTATTCAATAATGTTTTATATAAATTCCAGAGTTCTGGACATTTCTCATCTATTTGATAATAGAAATACTCAATAAAATCACCTAATGAAATTTCTTTTAATTCATTGACTACAAAATTAAATCTTGATTCTGTAAATAATTTATCACCAATATAATTATATGTTTCACGAATATCTTCTGGTTGAATTGTGTCATTTTTCTTTGTATTATACATAAGAGTAAATACAGCATCTTCAAATCGGATACCAGAATCTTTATCTTTTATTCTTTTAAGAAGATACCAATCTAATAAATCAGGTTCTTCTTTTTCAACTAATTTTAGATATTGTCTAGCAGGAATTATTTTTAACCATGCATTAGTATCATCTAGTGGGACATCATAAGGCAGTTTTTCTAATAAATTAAATTTCATTATAACCTCTCAAAACTAATTCCAGTAAGGGTAGGAATTTTTAACATAGTCCCTACTTCTAATTTTGCAAATGGGTCTCTTATATGATTGAAATCTGCAATAACCCAAAAGTATGTACTATTTGAATAATTATCTAGTGCAATGCTATCTAATGTCTCACCTACTTTTACTTCATGTAAAACATAAGTTGTATCTTCTGATAGTTGTGCAGTTAATCCTTGCATATATTTTTTGTCTGTTTCATTATAATAATATGGGAATTGAGAGTATCTACAGATATAATTGTAATCTTTAAAATTCTTATTACTTAATTTATCCATTATCTACCTCTAAATATTTTTCTTTCAAGAGTTGTATTTAATCCTCTCATAAGTCCATTTTGTTGAACAGATAAAGCATCATAAGGTTGAATTTCTTTTACTTCAAATCTTATAGACACTTGTTCATATTTATCACCTTTGATAATAGGTTTTTGGAGTGTTACACTAACTCCACCTATTACAACACCTTTTATAAATACTTCATTTCCAAATCTTACTGCAACCATAGGTGGGTCTACCATCTTGTCTGCATTTGCATATCTTGGTAAAGCAATAGCTTGAAGTTGTTTTATTATTGTGTCAACATAATCATCACCAAGTTCCATTTTTAGATTACTTTTACCTTGATTGATTTGGGACATTATATCTCTTTGTAATGTTATACTTACATCCATACTTCTTGGTCCGGAATTACTGTAAGAAAATATAGGTGCAGTTCTTAACATTGGATTTTCACTGTTAAAATTTGCCGATAATGAATCTGTTATTGAATCTGGATAAGATGGTAATATTATAAACTGATTTGTATGATATAGATAAATATAATTAGTGATTAAATCAAACATTAAATTTACCTCCATCTACCTTTGCCTTATCAATAATAAACTCACTATCCTTGTCAACAAAACCATTTATTTCTTTATATAAAGGTGTCTTTTTATCACTTATAACTAAATTATAGATATATGCTCTTAAATTGTCATCCCAAATATCTTGAATAAATGTTTCACTATAATGTGTGCCAAACTCTAGTTCTGCTTTTTGTGAAGATAAATAATCTTGTACTCTTTTAATATTATACCTAACTCTATCATTTTTTATAATAGGTGAGTACAATAAATATTCAATTAGTCTATCACTAAAAGCATAATTTGTATTACCTAACTCTAATGCTAAAGATGGGACAACTTTTATTTCTTTATTTAAGTCAGCTTTATCTTTTGATAAATCACCAAAATATATTGGTGTTAATCTATTTACACTACTTTCCCCATCTTTATTATTTAATGTTAGTCTGTCATTTGTGTAGTTTCCCTCTAATACAACAATGTTTGATGTTGCAATTTTTGGAACTTGTATAAGTAAAACTAAATAGTCTTCTAAAAGTCTTGCGCTTGTTTCTTCATATATTGATTGTTTTCCGAGTATATTTATAGCACTAAATATATATGGTTGTTTTTTATTGCATTGATTTACAGTAACTGAATGTAAATAATTACCACTTGTATCTTTTACTCTTACTGCTTTTATTCCATCATAGTATGCTGGTATAACCTTAAAAGGTATATTGCAATCATAATAAATGGAATATTCTTGATTTAATTTTATAGGTGCAATATAAGTAACTAAACCATCATCTATATTATTGTCTAGTTCAATATATTCATGTGTTATATCATTTTCATCAATATAATTCTTTATTCTAATTTTATCTGATGATTCACCTGAATAACAATTATAGTAAGGCATTAGGTCTAAATCATTCATATCTCTTATATATCTTAGATATTGTCCTAATGCATAGTGTGTATCTGAATCATAAAGGGCAGAATTACTCTCAAAATTGCTTGTAGCACCACGATAAAAGGTATTTGGAATAAATGGACTGATTA